GGCGGCTGCCTCGTTTATAGTGAGGACCGCAAGGGCGAACATCCGCAGGCGCACCTGCGTGGGTTCCGCCGCCTGCTGCAGGTGGACGGCTATGCAGGGCTGATCCTTTATCTCGACGACGGCCGCCTGGAGCTGGACCACCAACACCGTCGAGCGCGCCGTGCGCCCGGTTGCTCTCGGCGCAAGAATGCGTTGTTCGCTGGCGCCGATAACGGCGGGCGGCATTGGGCGACCATCGCCACGCTGATCCAGACGGCAAAGCTGAACGATGTCGAGCCATCGGCGTGGCTGACCGATGCGCTGCAACGCATCGTGGCAAGACGTACCAAACTGATCGAGCTCGCCTCGCTGCTGCCGTCGAACTGGAAGGCTGCCAAGGCGCTTGAAGCACCTGGCACCGGGTAGCGACGCAAAACTTCGCGTTGATCCGCTATCCTGCATCATCCTCGTACAGGATCATAGATCGCGTGATCAGCGCCATGTGGGTGGCCCGCAACGCTAACGGATCCACGCCACCGTCCACGAAACTTTCAAAGAGTCTGTCCGGAAACATCGCTAGGCCCGGCATAGTCTCCTGACCATGAGGCGGATGGAGGCCATCAGCAGAAATGCCCGCGCCTTGTGGTTGAGGCTCTCCCAGTCCTTGCTCAGGCGGCGGCAGCGGCTCAGCCATGCAAGCATTCTCTCGACCACCCAGCGTTTGGGCAGCACGACAAAGCCTTTGACCTGATCCGAGCGCTTGACGATCTCAACCGATACCTGTGACAGCACGGCCCGCACCGAGTTGCGGAATTCGGGCCCCTGATAGCCGCCATCGTCGTAGAGCTTCAGCAGGAAGGGATAGAGACCGAACAGCGTGCCGAGCAGCCACGCCCCACCATCGCGGTCTTGGATATCGGCGGGGGTGACGATGGCGTGCAGCACCAGCCCCTGCGTGTCGACCAGAACGTGCCGATTCTTGCCTTTGATCTTCTTGCCTGCGTCATAGCCGTGCGGATCGATGTGAGCGCCGCCCTTTTCCGTACTCTTGACACTCTTGGCGTCGATGATCCCCGCGGTCGGGCTGGCCTCCCGAGACACCTGCTCGCGGCATTTTACGTAGAGCGCGTGATGGATCCGCTCCAGGGTTCCGTCCCAGCTCCAGCGATCGAAGTAGTCGTAGATAGTGCGGCGCGCTGCCAGATCCTTGGGGATAGCACGCCACTGGCACCCGGTACTGAGAATGTACATCAGCCCGTTCGCCGCCTCGCGTGGCTTGACCGATCGCTTGTTTCCGCCTGGCTTGGCAGGTGGAATCAGGGGCGCGATCTTCGCCCACTCTTCATCGGTCAGGTCGCTCTCATACCGCAGACCGCTGCGATCGTAGCGGCGGCGGTTCTCCACGGTCCACATCCGGCACTCCCCAAATCCGTACAGGGATGGGGGAATGGTAGCCAGATCAATCGGTTCCGGGGCAGACCACTAACCGATTCAAATGACTCAATTTGTTTCCGGACGGACACTGAGGTCTCCGGCATTACGGTAACCTATTTCGATGGTGCGGTCGGCACCACCAGCGGTGCATTCGTTCACGTCACCGAAAAGGCCGTGGGATACACGGTGGGCATGCTGCCATTTGTGCCTTCCACCCAAGCATACCATGTTCCGGCAACCGATGGCGTGTTGACGTACGCCCCCCACAGATTTGTGTTGACATAAGAGCCGAGGGTCCAACTTGTTGGAGGCACGGTCGAAGATGTAGAGAAGCCAAACTGCACAGGCGCACTGCTCGGTGAGACCTGTGCATTGATGCCAATGGCACCATTGCCGTGCAGGTAGCTCCCCGAGGGGGTAACGTTCCAGGTGATCGAGGTTACTGAAACGCCGGCCGCCGTGGTGCTCGCCGTTTCCACGTTAGACGCCGGGCCCGGGCCTGCAGCATTGACTGCAACGACCTCGAAATCGTAACTGGTATCGGATGATAGCCCAGTTACAGCGAAAGATGTCGACGTCAGGCCGGATGCGCCGGTTAACCAGGATACTGTCCCTGAGACGCGATACTGGACCGTATAGCTGCTGGCCGTCCCCCCTGATCCCGGCGACGACCACGCCAGCGACATACCACTACTGGTAGCGTTGTTAGTCGTGAGGCCGGTCACCATCCCGGGTGGATTGAGGCCTGCGGATGTCGACGCAGTGACGATTGCCGAAGGAATACCTACTCCGGCATTGTTTGCGGCTGATACGACAAAGTCATAACTGCTTGCCGAGAGCAGACCGGTGACGGTGCACTCAAGTGCGGTCACGGATGGTGCAGTCGACCATCCTGCTGTTCCACTAACCCTATACTGGATCGTATAGCTTGTCGGTGACGGCGATAGCGTAGCCCAAGTCAATGTGATGGTGTCAAAGCTTTCTGAGCTTACGGCTAAGTCACTGACCTGTCCCGGAACACCGAACGACGACGCGGATACGCTCAGCCAAGCAAAGACGAGAGTTCCACCTGAGTATGTCACACATGTAACGGTAGCAGCCTGGCCTGGAGCGAGAATGGAAGTACCCGATGAGGTGGTAACGCTACCACCCAATGTGATGTTGCCAGCGCTGACGTTGAGCAGATCACAGGTGAAGCCATTTCCCATACTAGTCGGTGCTGAGGTGACGGTAACAGGCTGACTGCATACCAGCATCCGGCCATTGTGAACAGCCGCACTTAAAGTCGTGTCCGTTGTAAGCTCGAGCGTAGGCGGCTGATAGCATGGCAACTGCGAACTGAGCCAGACCCACACGGCAGCCAGGGTCTGGCGCAGCATCACGTTCCCGCCCTGCGCCACGAAAAAAATGTCGGTACCCGAAGCTGCGGCTGCAGCCTGCGCTTGGTCGATCGTTTGTCCGTCGATGAGATTAGCGTAGCTAATCGTGTGATCCAATCCAGCCTGACTTATCGCAACCAGATCGCCCGCCGAAATTGTCGTCACTGTTGGAAGGTCCGTGATGCTATATCCCGATGTGCCGCCCGACGTGCCGCCTTCGAGTATCGCAGAGATAGTGCCATATTGATCGATCGCAATATTCGATCCAGAGGAAAACAAACCACGTAAAAGCGACAGTTGCAACAGTTTAGGATTGCCTTCGCTGCTCAGCACCGCTTCGTCGCTGAGCGTGAGGGTGCCCTGTACCGGGAAGCTCGCATGATCGGCTCCGGTGGCGACCAAGGTGTCAGTATTTAGGAGCAGACCAACTCCGACCCCAACTGGGTCTGGTCCCCCAGGCCCCAAACTCGTGCGTCCAAGGAGGGTTCCGGTCGCCGCGAGAATGGCCGGCTGAATGCCGGCCAGCAGTGTGCCGACGCTCACTGAGCAAGCTGACCCACCTTGGCTGATCGGAACCTGGTCCGCAGCGGTCACCTGCGAGACGGCTGGAAGCTGGGAAATTGTTGGCATAGGCGCTCCGAATGGATGACCGTTTTTCTCGGTTTGCTCGCGTCAGGCCAGGACTTGAGATCCAGCGCACACTGAAATCCAGTGCACGCCATCGCTGAAAACCTCAACACCGGACCCGGCGCCGGCAGCCTCAGTAGGCTTGCGCCCATTTGAGGCGAACGCCTTTGCACCGGCGATCGCAGTAGCGGGCAAGCCCGCAACGGTATATGATGGCAGCACAGGCGGTCCGCCGAACCGCGGATTGACCCAATTCGTCCGGAATACCTCGTGCCAGGACGAGCTACCGTCCGAGATAATGTGATAGCGGTCGTTTTGGTGGAGCGTCACCGGGCCATTGTCGATGGCATCGGTGCCGTTCGGAGTGATCGACACTGTGGGCGTGCTGACGACCGAAAATGTGAATCCTGTTCCTGCTGCGACCGTGGCCGCTGCTGGAAGCGTGATCGTATAGGTGCTTATGCCGGCTAGAAAGACAATGTTCCCGGCGACGTAGTTAGGTAGAGTTGTGTTGGCGGTGCAGACAGTCTGGAATCCTACGGTGATTCCTTTTCCGACCACATAGGACAGCGCGCCCTGATACCATCGGAGGACGCTTGTTGCACTATCGTACGCCAGGCGATACGTGACGGTTGGTTCAAAAGCAATTTGGTGGCCCGCGGCCAAGCGTATAGCGGCGGCACCGGTCATCTGCGTAGCGTTCGATGTGTCTAAGACGGATGTCGAGAAGGGAATGCCGACTCCAAACACGGTGTATGCGTGTCCCGTGTGGCCCGCTGCAAGATATACGCCTAAGACGGTCGAGATCTCCATAGGGGCGCCTGAGAGATTGTTCTGACCCACTACCAGAGATTGTATTTGCCGATTGTGGCCATCGTCGGGACCATTCCCAAACCAATCCATCTCTGCGGCTATTCCAGCGTTCGTAACGCTCGAGAGTTGAGCCGTTGTGTCGCGATACTCAAAACACGCTGCCCAAAGTTGCGGCTGCGGGAGTGCCGTTCCAGCAGAGTTCGTTCCCACAGACTGGCGGATCGTCTGCACATAACGAGCAACGTGTTGTGCTGGTGCGCTTGCGGACCCGGTTTGGATGCCGCACCAAAGCATACGGTCGATGCCACCCCATATGTAGTTGTTGGGGCTGTTATAAATAATTGTATCCGTGCGCGCATTGGCGGATACTACTCCGGTCGTCGGTCCTCCCGTATGATTGACTATATATGCGGAGCGCGACACCGCAAAGTCGGTGGGCTGCGACGCGCCCTGAGACACCTCAACACTGATATTGCTGTTTCCGACAACTACGCCAGGCAAGACCATTTCGGCCGGCCCTGCGCCACCAGGGATTGCGTCCGCCAGTGACGTTCCGTCTGGTAGAGTGGTGCCATCGACGATCCACTTCACCCATTTCGTGAGGGAAATACCCCAGGTTGTGGGGTTCCGCAGACTCGTCACGCCATTCGGCACGTAAATGACTGAACCAGCCGGAGCGGCCTGGTAAGCTGCGATGAATGCCGCAGTATCGTCAGTAGTTCCATTGAGTTGCGCATTGTACGGGAGGGATTTGATGTTTATGACGCCGATCATGCTTCCGGGGCTCGCGTCAACGTACGACTTAGTAGCAGCGCTCAATGGAGTTGTCGGTGCATTTGCCAGCGTCAGAGAGCCGGTTAACGTTCCACCACTGAGCGGTAGAGCGGTTGCAATCTGCCCATCTACGTACTGCTTGGGAGCGGCCTGCATTGCAGCGGTAGGGATGTCAGCAAGCGTGATCGGCCCGGTCACTACGCCACCAGAAAGGGGTAGGCCTGTCGCGACCTGACTATCTACATAATGTTTTGTTGCTGCCTGCAACGACGAAGTCGGATCTGCTGCCAGAGACAGCACCCCCGTTAATGAACCACCAGCAATCGGCAGCGCCGTCGCGACCTGTGCATCCGTGTACCCCTTGGTCGCCGCCTGTAGGGCAGAAACCGGGTTCGATGCCAAAATCAGGGCTCCGGTCAGAGTGTCTCCAGATCGAAATACGCGCGTATCGACGTACTCCTTGGTCGCTGCCTGCAGCGCCGCGGTAGGGTCGGTAGCCAAGGTCAGTGCCCCCGAGAGTACGCCGCCCGCCTTTGGAAGCAAGGTTGCGGTCTGGGTATCAACATAGTTCTTGGTGGCTGCTTGAGCAGCGACAGTCGGATCGCCTGCCAGCGTCAACGGCCCGGAAAGGGTCCCGCCTGCCTTCGACAACGTAGTTGCTACTTGGCCGTCCACATAGGTCTTGGGGGCCGCCTGCAGGGGTGTCGTTGGAACAGCGGCAAGTGTTAAAGGCCCAGTCATAGACCCGCCAGTAAGCGGCAAGGTCCCTGCGGCAAAGTCAGCGAGCCTGGTGCTGGTCGTGGAACCTGTCGCAGTCAGGAGCATCTGGGATGCGTCTATATTGGAAATTTCCGGTAAGCCACTCAGAAATTGGCTATAAGGTACCGCAGTGTTGGTGCCTCCCTGACTGAGCGGTACCAAGTCACCTGGACCAGGTACCGTTCCGGTTGGCAACGCGCTGACCAGGTAGGGTGTCGCCGAGGCCGATAAAGTGCCGCTCGCCAGAGTAAGATTTGCCCCTACTGCCAGCGATTCAGGAGCCCCGGTACCTGCGCTACTGCGCCCCAGTAGAATTCCACTTTGCAGTGCCAACTGGGGCTGAACCCCGGCCAGGATTTGGGCACGCGTCATCTTTAGCGCTGTGCCTGCCTGACTGACGATATGTTCGTCGGTATCTGCTGCCGCAGTTGCCGGGGCGAGTTGGTCTATCGTCGGCATGTTTGATCGTGCTCCAACAGCAGTACCCGACCGATACTCGGCGAGCGAGAATCGCGATAGTATTGCTGTATAAGAATAGGTAGCCGAAGCCAGGCTTGTATCGGTGTCAAGTCAGTACTGGGTTGCCATTTTGGTCCGTCAAGACCACACCGGCGGTGATATCAATGGCGTTAGGCGGAATCGGTGGTACCGACAGTAAAAGAACCGGCAGCAATATACTGCGCTGCAGCGCCCGTCCATTGATGGTAGATATTATCACGGTAATCGTATAGACGGTCCCAGCTTGCCCTCCGGACAGCCACAGCACGGCCGAAGGGCCGTCTGCCTGGACTTCGTTTAGTGTCAGATCCCCAGGGTTGTCAGGAGTTATAAAGACATCAAGAGTTGCAATTGAATCCCCCTCATTTCCTATCAATGCCGGAGATATATTGAGTTGATAATCGAGGACATCATTGGGGTCCTTGGTCGGCCAGTTCAGTGGAGGCGGGGCAACCGCGGTGGACCCACGCGGCACGGGGATAAAGGCATCCAGGAGAACGGTGCGAGCACTGCTGGGCTTCGATACGTGGATAGCTGGAGTGGCCATGACAACCTTCTGACGCGTGTGGGGCGGGTAGTCAATCGCGCGGACACAGACTGATTATTAGTATCTCAAGGTCGGTGTTATACGTATCCAGACAGAACCGGTCCTGATGCATCAGAACCACTACGCCCAGCAGTAAATCACTTAGACCGTCTTACTTAGACTCGCAAGTTGGGTCGCAAGAACCTTCAGCTGAGCCTGCATTTCAGAAATTGACAAAGCTGCAGGAGTAACGTCTGGAATTATAGCCTTCCTAAAAGCCGATCCATCATAAGTCCAGCCCTCCGCTAATCCGGTCACCGACGAAGCATCGACCCATACCAAGGATGGATGAAACATTGTCGAAATATCTAAGCTGGTAGTCAATAATTCAACCACCCGACCGTCTTGAATCCTCGCATAGGTCCGCATATTACCACCTCACGACTACTAACCCGAGCGCCCCGGCCGCGCCGTTGTACGGCGTGTTGCCATTGGAGCCTGTGCCAGCCCCAGCGGCGCCTCCCCCGGGAAACACTCCGGCAACACCGCTTGTGCCGCTGTTCTGGCTTCCGCCCATTGGGGCGGCACCTCCCATTCCCCCCTGGCTCAGCACGGCCGCCTGGCCGGCAGATCCAACAAGATTCACGTCCCCACCAACGCCAGTTCCTGCGGGTGTAGCGCCGTTTTGTGGGCTTGTAACGCTAGCAAGACAATTGAGACTGCCACCAGTCGCGCTAAGATAGGCACCGAAGCTGGATGTGCCACCGGAGGTCGCGCTACCGCCGCCAATTGTTCCGTAGTTGCCGCCGCTGCCGACGACAACAACGATAGACTGGCCCGGCGTTAGACCGGTTATCCGTTTTCGTGCATAGCCACCGCCCGAACCACCGCCTGAACTGCTACCGCTGGGTGTTCCGGAAACCGACGCGTAGCTACCCGCGCCCCCCCCCCAGACTTCGACTTCCACCTGTGTCACACCCGCGGGAACAACGAAATTCCCCGATGCAGTAAAGCTCTGGATTCCCGAACCGAAGCCAGGATGTAGTGACGGCAATTTCCACGACAGAAAGGGTGCCGTTGGTAGTGTCAAAATGTTCGCTGCGGTGATTGATGCCTGGCCGTAGGAGACAGTGATGACGTAGAGTCCCGTCCAACCATCGTCAACCGGCGGGGTAGACTGTGTTCCGGAGATAGCGGGCGCACCAGACTTCATCTCCAGTTCAACACATTGCGTACGCAGGGTGTTCTGAGCAGTTGCAGAATTCGCTGGGCCACTGTAAGGTTGCGATGGCTGGGCTGCATTATAGTAAGGCAAAACGATTGGATTGACATCGCTCTCCTGAAATGCAGCCTGTATAAGGTAATTCGCCGATTGGCCTGATGTAGTCGGGGCCGTGATTGTGAAGCTTGTCGGGGTGATATTGATACCAATCTTAAGTAGCGTATCCGTTGTGTCTGCGGGCAAGGATCCGTATGGTAGCATATCGACTACGGAAAGCTGAGAAATTGTGCCTGGCCCGACCATTATCGTCATGGAAGGAGGAGACGTCGGAGTGCAAGCTAGCCCATCCACGACGGGGCCAGTCCCCAGTACCGCCTGCGCCAGGTAGCCCACCGCAATCATCGCGTTACGATTGATAGAGAGCAAATCTGTATCGAGCGGGATGCTTCCTGGATAAACTAGATTTCGGTCCATGTGGTCCTCTTGTTGCCAAACGAAGGCGCTAGCTGCTTATTCGGGTCCAGGCTATGACCCCAACCGGCAGCACCTCGGTAATTGCAGTGCAAATATCGGCATCCGTGACTTGCCCCTGCATCATGGCAAGGTTTGCGTATTCCAGTGAGCCCTGACCGTATCCTCCGCCATCACATCCCCACCCCGACACGGATCCGATGCCTACACCCGCTGGTCGATAGGCCGTGACGAAGAATTGAAATGGCAAGTCAAGGTTCCCCCAGCCGCCTGCCGCTCCGTAAGCAATCCCGCTACCCTTTCCGCTGATACTGCCATATCCGCCAGTGTTCGAAGTGTTCGCAGGCTCAAACACATTCGGTGGTCGTCCTGTCTGATCTACAAGTGCCGAGATGACAGCTTGCCGTGTCCCTCGCTCGCGGATGAGTTCCAACTGGAGCCGCAGTCGGTACGCGTCGTCATTCTCGCCAACACGTCGGCCAAGATTGGCTCCGAAATAGTCCACTGCTATCAAGTCTAGCCAGGTGCCATAGGCTGTCGAAATGCGGGCCTGCGATATGACGTACTGCAAAAGTTCGTATACCCAGGCCCAAGCCCATGCGACACCATTCAGCAGTGTATCGAGAACCGGCGTGTCGTCCGGAAACCATTGTAGTGGCAGGACCTGTTTTAGACGGGACAGGACATCCTGCTGGTCGCCTATCATATCAGCTCACCACTACCGTGCCGATTTTTATAACCCCGGAAAGCTGTACGACGATATCCGAGGTCTGGCCATTCAACAGGATTGCCGTTACGTTGCTGACGTTTGGGCTTGCCGTATAGGCAATAAGCGCGATCATGGTGGCAGGAAGTGGAGCGCCAACCGGAAGAGCGTTTACGTACGCTCCTATGGCGCTGACGATCTGCGGGGTGAGGAGAGTCACGTTAGCGCCGCCAGCGGTGATGACGGTAAGTGAGACATTCACTTGTGTGACCGTTGGCGCAAAGACGGCAAATGTTGATCCGACCGGCCGAACCGCCTCCACAGCCTGTTGGACCATAGACAAAAGTGTGTTCGACGGGTACCCAGTTCCGTCGTCCACGACGATCACAAAATTCCCGAGCTGGAATTCTCCCGACGAACTCTGGTTCTCCTGTATTGTATAGCTGAGCCCCTGCTGAACGGAGATGATCGCGTACCTCACCGCAAAAAGGGTTGCCCTCGACAGGCTTGACATAAAACTCTGGAACCGAAGCCTTAAGGCCGAATCCGACTCCGCGTTGACGCCATTGTCGAATGGAGTGGCATTCAAGACACCATCGACACCGGACAATGCCGACGCAAGGACAGTTATCGATGTGGCCTGCACGTTGCCGCACGTTCCTGCGGTCTGCGCCACAACAGGCACGTCAAGGGCGGTCACCCCTACTCCAATCACGTAACCGTTTTGCGCCTGGTTCCATCCCGGCGCGGTGACGTCCTCAGTGACCGCAAAAGTCTGGGTACCGTCGGTCGTCCGAACAAGGGCGCCTACCGGGACAAGTGCAGGAACGCTGGAATCAAATCGGGAAAACGTGACCGTTCCAGACGCAGGACTCGCTGGAAGGCGTGCCAGGGAGAAGTCGGCCATCCAACTATCAAGATCAGCTCCGGTGCTCGTAGCCGCGCGCGTCATCTGGAGAACCTCCAACACCAGCCATTGCATCCACAATGCAATCGATGCTGCCGCCTCCAATATTGCCCGAAGCGTGGAGCCAACGGTAAGGTCTAGAAGCTGAGCCGCAGCAGCCTGAACGGCCGAGGCCATACCCTGAACCAGGCTGGTGAATGTTTGAAGTGGAAGCTGCATCGTCTATATACTCACAGAGAAGGTCAAGACCTGCGTCTGTCCGGTCTGTGCATCGACATAAAGAATATGCACATAGACGTCTCCCGCGGCACCGCCAGGACAGAGCGTCACGCCGATAGTCGGCTCTGGATTTTGTGCCACCGCAGCTTCCTTGAATATCTGGCTGCGAATCGTCGCGCGGATTTGTAAAGCATTCGCCGGCTGCCCGATGAAGCCGGCCAAACCGGCACCATAGGCAGGTTGCCATATATAGTCGAGCAGATTGGTAAGAAGGCGCCGCAGGACCCGTTGCTGGCCGAGCGCCGGGCCGACAACGACAGCCAGATCGCCTGTGGGTCCGAACGCGAGATCAGAACCCCACTGGTGGGCAATGTCGGCCATGATGTCCCTAATCCGGTTGGCTGGTCGTAGTCGTTACGCCGCCGCGGGAATCAGTATGCGTGTGAGCATCATAGTGGCCCCGTAACCGCGATAAAGGCCCTTGGCTGTCGTAGACGTCTCCCGTTACGTGCAAATCACCGCCCACTTGAACCGTCCCATCATTAAGTAGTTTCAGGAAGGAGCCTGACTGATGTACAAGCCACAGTTCACCGCTAGGAGCGGGCGGAGGACACTGCTGGCTCGAGAATACCCGACCAACGATGACCCCGTGTTCGGCTGCCCCCTCCTGAGAGAGCACAAAGACCTGATCTCCAGGTGCCGGAGGGCAGATCATTCCCCAGCCGGCGCCTACCCAGGGCGATAAGACAGGAAGCCAGCCGCTTAGGACCCCTTCCGGCTGCAGCGTCAGTCGCGCCGTTCCTGTATTTGGGTCGACCGATGTGATTGTACCGAATCGCGGTTGCGCCTGAGTCTGAACCAGCGCGTCCGCGTGCATCTTTATAGCGTTCAAAAAGCGTTCCATCAATCAACTCGTCGAGTTAAGAACCGAATTTGTCCTTGGCGAGCTATTGCTAGCCCGCACCCGCTCGATAAACCCAGTCTGAGGCCGGAATGTGCGCTCAATGGAATCTATATAGTAAGCTTGATCGAAGTCCGTTCCGGTTCCATCTAACTGGATCGTGCTTCGGGGGGTAAGCGCAAGTTCTCCCGGCATAGAGAACTCGATTACGCGCTCATGGCGGGATAGCTCGGACAGGCGCTGTTGAGCGACTGCCAGCGCCTTGTCAGGTGTCAAATTGGGACGCATGATAACGTACTGCTGGGCTGATCTTGCGCTAGAACTGGAGCCGCTCGAGGAACTTCCGCTGATAGTGCTACTGACGCTCTCGGTGAACGCCATTTGCTGGAGCGAGTTCCAGCTCTGTACCGTAACCTGGATGTCGCGTGCGAGGGTCAATGCACGTTCTAACCTGAGTTCCATCATGTCCGCCGGATATAGCACTTGATCGATCGTCGAAATCTGTGCGGCTGGTTGGAAGCACAGGTCGGTTCCGGTCACGAAAGCATCATAGCTTTCCTGCCGAGCCAGATATACTAGCAGATCCCACTCGGTCGTTGCCCCAGAGAACCGGTCGAGCGTTAGGCTTTCATGATCGCTTTGATAGAAGCGGCCGACCGGGGTGCTGGTTGGAACTACGCAAGGAACAAGGCCGTGGCGCTGTGCAAAAATCGTAGCAATTTCGCTTGATGTTCTATTGGAAAAGGCTTCTTGCGTTTGAGCCCCAATCAGTGCCGCGGTGAAATCTCTCCCGCTGACACGCACGACACCACCGACCGGATCTATCGATACCTTGTCGGCGAATCCTTGTATGAGGCTTGTAAAATTCGCTCCGCCATCGAGGCCCAATTGGATATCAATCAGGACGTCCGGTTCGGACGACCAGAAGCACGCGTCTGCCCATGGATCGGGGCCAAGCGCAATGACAGCATCAAAGCGGTCAGCGCTAAAGTGGTTGTTTGAGGCGACTTCTGCCTCATATGCGCCGGTCAGTATCTGGCCATTTGCAAGAAGGCAGAGTCTAGGGGCCCGATATGATGGTGGAGGTTCATTGAGAAGCAATGCCACCTCCTGCGTTGGGGTCCTGATTTGGGATCAGCAAGGTCACGACGCCCGAAAGCATAGGATCGTTAAGCCGGTTTAACTGGGCGATCCTTAACCATTGCGTGGCGTCGCCCAATTGTTCGGCAGCAATACGAAACAGGTTACCGCCGGCGACAGTGATTGTCTGCACGTCAGGTACTCGCGTTCGAGAGATTTCGCGCAGCTCGCCCCACATAGGCGCTGGCACTCGTCAAGTCCGCCAACTGTTGAGCAGCCGTCGTAGATGTCACAAGGTCTGTTATCAGGGACCCGGCGTTGCCAGGGTTTGAAGAAATAACGGTCCGGAGTGTGGCCTCGGTGGATCCGATTTGGGTATTGATAGCGGACTGTGTCAGGCTGAGGCTCGACTGGGCGGCTGCGTATGCAGCACTCCCAAGGGTAGTGGCATTGGGATCTGCCAAACAGGCCTGGACATCAGTGAAATCGACGCCAAGGCTGGCGCATTGACCGGCAGCAACACCCAGATCGGCGAGGACCGAATTGCCCAGGGAGATCACGGAAGAATTCGCTGCGGAGGCCTCATCCCTCACTACAGTGCAAGAGATCCGGTACGGTATCCATACGGGATTCTCATATTCGGCATCAAAGCGACTTAGAACGACCGTATAAAAGAAGACGTCCCACGTCAGGCTTATCCCGCCGCCCGCAACGCGAAGGGCATTCAACGCCCTCGCGCGCAAGGTAGCGTCTGCTCCCGAGAACGCGCCCGAGAAGGAGATTTCGGACTCATCGGGGCCAATGCTGTCGACAACCCTTCGACCATCGGTCAACTGATGGACTGCTAGGAGCTGTCGTCCTCCGAAATTGATACCCGACGGTATTTCGAAGGCTTGGAAGGCGACCGGTCCAAGTACCAACACTACACCTGACATTCGGCTCCTCGAACGACGGACTTGAGCACGGCTGGCGAGGTAGAAGCACACTCACGGTGATACCCCCTATCGTGCCCGGGATATGTTCTGAGATGACGTGGCGAAAATCACGTCGCGAGTGACGGCCCACCCCACGATGGTGTAATTCGAGGGTCAACAGCCATGATACCAGCACGTGGACGGACGATCTCTCGGTTCAAGTGCTGGGTTAGCCAGCGACTAAGGATGGAACCCTCAAGGTAGAGATCGCCCTGCTCAGTGTTCTTTCCCTTGCCGTTGCCGTCTCGGTAACCGCTTCGATTGCTCCGCGCTGCCTTCAGGCCGGCTACCGCCGAGGTATGTGATGGCGACGCAGTCGAAATAGCGCCGGCTGAAGTGTCCGCGAGCCGGGTTATGCCTCCAATCAACTCATTATGAGCATAGTTATAATTGACCGGAGCGATCGCGGAAGCGGGCAGAAGCCTTGGTTGGCGGACATGTTCCAACGGAGATCGAGATCTCCCGAACGTTTGGCTGGAAGCCGAGAGCCGCGATCCAAGGGCCGAGACAACGGCGTCGAGTGCGATGGACTGGATCACGGAGGTCCGTTGAGCCCGTGGAGCTATAGGTGCGGTTTTCTCAACCTGGCGGCTGGCTGGCCTGTTTACTGCACGCGGTCTTATCTGAGCATAACCGCTTGGCATAATCGGGGCCTTGAAGCGTGGCGACGCGAGCCCCGGGGGGAGCGGGCGCATATTCTGAACTAGCAGCGACGCTGCCGGCCGGCGGGGCGGAGCCAGAGCAGCCCGCGAAGGACGGTAATGGTTGGCTACGTGAGACGACGTCCGCGGTATAGTGGTCATCATCGTCAACGCCAGACCCTGCGGCCCGTGTGCCAGAGAGGTCGGCCTGGCCCAGGGTAGCCGCCCGACCTTGCCGCCGAAGATGCCCTCGGCGATCCGCAGCAGCCTGGATAGGCTGATCGGCGACTCACCAATCATCCTGTCAAGTGTGCGAAGCTGAGTGCGGACCGCGAATATTTGCCGGAAGGCACTATTGCCGCGGAGGTACACCGGGCTGCGCGTGGGCGGGCCATTCACAACACGATGCCATCAGCAAAAGGTGAGGTTGTAGTGTGACATCATACCGGCTGCCTCCACCGCAGCGTCCGCCAATCGAACTGTTGTCCATCCAGGATGCCGAAAGTGACCACGTATGCCATACGTTCATCTGGTGGGAGCGAAAAGGCAACATCGAACGGCACCCCGTTCCTGACCAGGTAAAGGCAGTCGGTCAGGTCGGGGTGCCGGACGAGTTTCCCGCGATTGTGACCTGCTCGATCTCGTCGACCCCAGACAATGGCTCCATACTCTCGGCAATTGCCTCAATCCCGCTGTCACCTAAACGACCTACCAGCGCCTCAATCTGGGTCTCGGTGGAAGGACGAGGGATAGGTATGTCATCGATAGCAGTCACTGAACTTGCGAGGATTGCCATCGCGAGCCAAGGTTGGTTAAGGGCAAGCTCAGGTCCCGCTGCCTTTAGGATTCGCAGTTTGTCTAACGCCGTCAAACTCCTGAGAGTGAGCCTCCGACCCAAGCTGTCTACAACCGAGCGTGCTTCGGTTGCCTCAGCAACAATCGTCGCGGAGGGGGTCATCAAATGCGACTCCTACTGACGCCAAAAAACTCGAGCTTCTGCTTGACGCTACTTTCGCCCTTCCAGACCCCCGCGTTGACCAGCTTGAACGTAACGGCAGCATACTGATATGTCGAAGTCGACCCGTCCGTCTCGTTGATGTACTGGTACATAGTGATCGAGCCCACACTCCCACCATTAAAGTATGCCTGCTCGGTTGCTGCAATAAAGTCTTCGACTACCGAATTGCCGCGCTCAAGCTCGAAGCTACCCTCCCAGCCTTTAGGTAGTTCGATGCCCAACTGAGTTCCATCCAACCGGCTGACGCGCACCGATTGAGTTAGCTGTCGACTTTCGAAGGCGGTGACATGCTCCAGGTCGATACGACCGCTCGGGCCCATGACGACAAGCTGAGTGTCGCGACCAACAGAGAATGCTGTAAATGACATAGGGATACCTCGTTAGGTCGCCTGCCCGCTGGGGAGGGTCTGGACGGACACCTGGACTGTCTGACCTCCTTCCACGTTGACGATGAATTTTTCGTTGATCGATTGATATTGCACCTGCGCGTCCGACTGCACATAACCGAGGCCAGTCCTACTCGCTGGATTGTTTGACGTGTCGCAAATAACGCTGAATGGCAGACTTCCGTCGGTACTGCCAAGCAGACCCTGGCTGAGCATGTTTTGCAGGAACGAGAGCTGGCAGGAGCGAATACTGAGGAACAGGTTGGCGTTGATGACCTGCCCTACATACTGCCCCATGCCCGCGGCGAGGGTAGCGGCGATGTAGTTGGTGAGGCGCGTATAGTTGTCACCATCGATAGCCTGATTGGACGATGAGTTGAAGCCCCCGCGGACCCCCCAGTAGCTTCCGCCAGGCTGCGGGTTGGATATCACGTCGATCCCCGCACCGAACAGCACCGCGAGATCCGCCGCGGAGTAGGATGTGCTTTGACCAGATCCCGGAGTCCCCGACATCTGGCTGCCGATGACACAGTAAATCTGTTTGTTCAAACTCGATTGCTCCGGTGACAGGTTCGCGAGCCGGCCGGCAACAAACCCTTGCGGTGAAACCAACCGGATCGTGCTGTTCACCTGGTCGGACCACCATAGCCAGTCGCCGAACATCAGCTTTGCAGAATAGCTGTCGAGCCCGGCCTGCTGCATAACTGTGACCGCATTCTGGATTGTGTCGCCGGCCGGGCCCGTCAGGATCATATAGACGCCTTGCTGGAGGCCGAACGCCGCCTGAGTTGTCCACTGAGTTGGATCGTCCGAGTCGGCCAGCACGGCGATACCGCAGCCCTGGCCTGTCAAGGCGTACATGCCGGTGCGGGGAGGAATGTCCACGCCGACCAACTGCATGGATGACACCCCAGATGCCCCATCGGACCCCGGCGTACTGGCACCAAGTGTCGTAGCGAAGGCTACCGGAGGCACCGTGGCACCACCAGCACTGGCGATCACAAGCTGCGACGGTCCACGCTGCGGACCCTGACCCTGATTGACTGCTGCCGCGAGGGCGAGCCAGAACGGCGCCCCGGTACCGCCGATATTGTCATAGACCTCAGGCTGCAATCCAGGCAACGCTGCTATCAATCGCCAGGTGTTTGCTCCGGAACCAGGTTGCAGCGTGAGGCTAACCTGATTGCCGAGCGAGCCCGTGTAGAGTGCTGTAAAGGTAGCCGTCGTCCCAGGAACAACCACCTGCGCAGCCGTGTCGGTTCCATCGCTAACACGAACACAACGGAAATTCTGAGCGCCCTGTTGGACCGCTGTGGCGATTTGGGTTCCCATGTCATATTTTCGAGCGATGATCGGACCGAAACTCTGTGCATAATCCGCCATGGTTGCGACGATGACGGGTTGTGCGACCGGTCCCCAGGACGCGGTGCCGACGACGCCAACCACATTGGTCGGAACACCGTTCAGTACCAGGTTCTGGGGTGGCACTATCTGGACGTAGAGGTCTGGCACCACCAGCGCCGTCGTATTGATGCTGCCCTGCTGAACGATCGGCATTAGTATTAAGCCCCTCCCGGCATCCGCGCGGCTACCCGCACAACATAATGGGCACGTTCACCACTGATGATGCTGGCGATACGCGCGGAATCCGTGATCACGTCACCGCGTGAGAAGCCGTCGAAAGGTCTCACAACGACCAAATGAATTTCCATGATGGCTCCGAGATTAGGCTGTAAAGGTGCCGGCGTTTAGGACAAGTTCACCGAACAGCATGGCAGGCTGCCGGGCAGTGATCGTTGTGGGATATTCTACGTCGTAGAGCAGGTCGCGGCGATAAAGCAGCGCGTCCTGGGATTGATCGAATACAAGTGTACCGCGATATTGTAGGCGGCCCTGGGAGCTATCGGCCAGGTTGATGAACTGAAAACCAACGAGTAGCAGATCGATTGCCGAGGCCGAGGCGTCGCGAGTGGCGGGTGTGGGGCACCAACACGTGATGCGGAATCCCCGTTCCTGACGCCGTACTTCCTGCATCACTGAAGCGTCGGCGACCACTCGGGCCAACACACTGCCGGCACCGGGAATTGTTAGTGTTGCGCCCGAGAGGTTGACAATCCAGTCAGTGCGAACAGCAGTTGCTAAGTTCGCGGCTACGGTCGCCGGCGTGTCGCCAGCTTGTGAGGCGTACACATAACTGCTGTCATTGACCAGCATTCCGGCGAGCTGTCCCGGACCTGCGGTGCCCCCGATGGTGACCGAGACGCCAGAAACCGATGCGGTGAGTGTTGCCTGTGCCGGGAAACCTTGCCATTGTTGCGAATATCGGGTTGTATTGCGGCCTGGCTCGCCCTGTGGGAAGACTGTGACGTTAATGACGCCGGCCGCGAGGTCTGCGTTCAGCGCGGCTGAATTAGGCCAGCCGCGGTATATCCGACAGTCCGGCCCAGGGAGACTCGGCGAGCTCGACCCGTTTGGATATAGCGCATTGGCAGCCAGTGCAACCAACGCATTCTCTACATCCGACTGGTCAGCCATCAGGTCGTAGCCTGTCTTACAGCCAATCGCCAGCCGAGATCAGTTAGCTCAGTGGTTGCAACGACACCACCGCGTCCGAGATCATCAGACATCAAATCGGCAGTCTGCAGAACGACGCCGGGGCAAGCGGGCAGCAAGACGGTCCAGTAGGAGACCGACGTATCACTGGGCAGATTGGCGAGAGGGCGACCTTCTCTAGATGCGACCAGCACACTCGCTGGCCAGTTGGTCATGAGTGGAGTGACATTCGCTGCCGTAACGCCTCCATACATATTCACCCCAGTGCTTGTTTGCGCTGCGGGGCGAGTAAACGAAATCACCCGGTTGGTCTGTACGCAAAGAACGGGTAGAATCTTGTGTTGTGCAGCGATAAACCAGGTGGCGTCGTGCTGCACCAAGTAGTCGCCGGGCCGCGTATATGCGGCGTCGAATATGCCGCACCATAGCGCGTTGCCATACCCATTCGGCCGGGTAAATTTTCCGTCGAGACCGCTGAATGCGGCATGAAGGCGAAGAAATCTGTTCCGCGTCGCAAGCGGACTTTCCGTTCCGCGCGGGCGGTATGCGCTAGTAGTCACGCCGGTCGCACGAGCGGCAACGTTTAGGCCCCAGCGGATACGATCTTCGAGCCGAGCTGAATCCATTTTAGACCACCAGTGTAATTCCGCAGTCGGCCAGCGCAGGCCCGGGAGGGACGCCGAGGAACCCACAAAAACGCCGGCACCAGTCGTCAAACAGCCGGATCCGATCGCGAGGCTCATCGCGGTTTCTCATCCATACCGCGGCAGAATCCGTGTCGAGGTTGTCACCGGAGCGTGGAATCGCGATCTCCAGCACGGTCAATGTTCCCAGATACCGGAGGACGACGGCCGTTTCCGCGTCAGAAAGGTTGTTAAGGCGGAACTCCAACAGGCCGTAAACCTGATAGAACCGCCAATTCTCAAACCCTGCTGGTGCAGCGCCGTACGCCGGATAGCCACAAAAGCGGCGGGCGTCGGTCTTCTGCGCGTCCGTCATCGTCATTAGCGGTACCACCCTTCGCCACGTATGAAGAAAACACTGTCATAGCTACTGGTGAGCATATCGGCAACAAAAGTAATCGGTGAGATGAACGACAGTACGGCTTGCGAAGTAGATAGTACCGGCGTGTCGGGCGATGGGGCGTTGACTGATGTGTTCCTACCGAACCCAACAGACACGGACACGCTGGTAGAACCGGTTACGGCAATCGACTTCCCATGGCAATCAAGCTGCATTCTTACAGATCTCGCGAGAGCATGCAGCGGGGCAATGCCGCTGGATGGAAATGGCCGATCGTTTGGATCGACATCTCTCCACAGCCTTCAGGCATCAGCCGATATGTTCTACCATCACGGCACGTTTGAAAGCCGCGTTCGTGGCGGTGGGAACAGTGGTGGGATTCGTCGTTGTGTCGGATGGGGCGCAGAATCCACCCATCCAATACCAGGATTGAGCGATGATCTGTTGCAGCCGGTCGATTGGCTCCCGCGTAACCATAGCTACCCCGTCCACCACCACAACGATCGAATCCTTGGGGGCGACGTCCTCCGCGGCCATGCCGGCGAAGTCGCCTTCGACCAATGCGCCCTGCCCACAAATGATCGGCCGCCGTACCATAAGCCCCGCTAGAGTCGGGTGCGGCTGTACGAACGCCTCGGTAGTAGGCATGAATCTCAGACCCAGGAAATCATTTGTCATGCCCTGGCGAAACACTTGGTTGGCTGACGTTGCCCCCTGAAAAAGTTGCTTGAAATCCGGATCGGCGAATAGCTGCCGTGCGGAGACCGGATCCAAGTAGCAGTTGTACGAGCCATCAATTTCCGGGACCGCGTTCATGCGCAGCTTCGAGACGGCGTCCAGCAGGCAAGACATCGCTAGGGTATCGGTGGCGACAATTTGCGACGTGTTGCTGCGCTGCGAAGGGCGGACAATTACACATGCGTTCGCTGCAGTCACGGTGTTGCCGGCAGTACCGTCGCTGACGGATACGTTGGCGGAGAAGGTCAATACGCCGGACACGCCATTCGGTGCGGTCGAAACGTTCGTTGCGTCTGCCGCGGCGCCAATCAGCGTATAGGAATCTGCGCCAACCGTGACTGTCAAAGTGTTCGAGCTGGTGACTGACTGCTGCACCCCGTTAACGAAGGCGGTCTGGAAACCACGAATATCGTCGACGGGCACCGATGGACCGGCGCCGCCAAGCGTGCTGCGTACACGCGTGTTCCCGCCGAAATACGCGTTGAACAGGGCATTTCGGGCCAATTCGTCCAGGCTGCGCGCGGCCTGTTCGCCATTGACGTAGGCGTTCTGCAGGAATTGCGAGGCAATACCGACCCGGGCGGTCACCATGTTGAGGTCGGTTGTTGCTGCGTAGTGGTTGATTGTGATGGTATACTGCTCGACCCCCCATGTAGTCGGCGTCAGACCATTGTCAAAATTAGTGTTGGTGGCGGGCGCCAGCGGCGTTGTTACTGTCGGCTTCAGGCCAACCCGCGTCTTGGTGAGCGTCTCACCAATTCCTACGGCGAAGGCTTCCCGATCTGCGCACGCCCGATAGCCGAGACGCGAGCGGAGGGCCTGCTCAAATTCGCGCTCCAGAAAGCCCTGCTGAATGATCGGTTGCAGAGCCGGCGGAAAATTCTGAATCCCCATAGAAGGTCCCTTTATTTATTAAGGAGAAATGGTGCTGCTATCTTAATAGCGCTGCTTCAGTAGCGCTGCACGGGCCGCTGCGTACTCCGCGCTTGTCATTTCAGTCGCATGCTTTTGGCGCGGTGGCTGTGCCAGAGGCGCACTCAATGGGCTGGACGACGACGGCATTCCAAATAGCCAAGGTTTGGCTTTTTTGAAGCGCCCCATCAATTCCGAGGCGTCGTCAATTTCGCCATTCTCATTAAGCTTTATCCCAGACAAGTCCAGCAGCTTCAAGCCATCTAGATCTATCATTCCTGCGCGTACGGCCTCAGCCTTCATTTCGGCGCGGACTAGGCGCGTATCTGACTGCTGCTGAAAGTCATTCAACTTCTTTTCAAGAAGCTCCGCGCGGGCACGTAGATCGTCGACGGGGTTATCAGCGGGTTCAACCTGAGGTACGATTTCGGTCATCAGTTTATCCTGGTGCTGTGGTCCGCTGAAATACCGGTCAGCTCGCCAGGCACATCCTCGATGTCGAATGTGTCAGCGATGGCCTTGACCGCAGTCTCTCGGCTCATCAGGCCGGCGGTCACAAGGGTTGTCAGGGTCTGTGCATCTTTCTGGCGGTCATCAGCTGTCGGGGGATACCAGCGCGGCCACTTGATGGACAGGCGGGCGGATACATCGAGTGCTGGTATTTCCTTTTCCATCGCTCGCAGCGGGTAGACATGTGACGCGCGCACAACCATCCGTGCAAGGCTAAGTAGCGCAGTCTCCCCGTAACTGACGCGCAGGTTGTCTGCGAGCCATAACAAACCCTGGTTCATCAGTTCTAGGGCCCGTCCGGATTGCGCCGCCGTCAGACGGTCGGCATTCGCTCGATTTCCGTGTACGCTTTCCAATGCAAGCTCTCGCAATGTTCGTACGTACTCCATGACCGCCGCGGACGCCGTACCGCCTATTTCCAGTAACCTGGCATCGCCCCTTTCGCTGACTACAAGTGCATTGCCGGCGCCCTTAACTATCTGGGCATCGCTGGTAGCCGGCTCTTTGATCAATAGCGTAGGGTCACTGCTGTATTTCAGTCCGCGACCCGCTTGACTGAGTTGGTAGTCGATCTCAATTTGCGTCTCAATGGCCGATCTGAAAGTGCAGGCGCCATCGTTGGGATCGTCGGTTGCTGATCTGCCCGGTAAGTTCCTGACCCACACTATCGGAACGAAACCCAAGCCGTGTTTGACGCTTCGTTCTAGATCTATGTCCGGTACGCCTGTATGGCCGACAGCGACCGGAGTGAACCATGTTTCACATTCAATATCCCATTGGCGCTCAAACCAGTAGTCTATTCCGAGGTCGGCAATCTGATAGCCATTTTCGGCAAGTCTCGTGCCGGAAACCTTATATCGCTCGGTGATTTTGCACAGGGAGTCCGGTGCTTCGGGATCCCAGAGTGGCGCAAGATAGGTGGTATCTAGTACCTGGAAGAATACGCGCCCACGAAGGATTCGCATGAGAATTGCGACGGAGCCGACCGAGCCGAAAATCGCCGCCTCTGTCATAACTTGATTGAGCCGCGCCTCCTTGGCAATGTCCGAGAGAACCGATTGGACAGTCGTGTCTGCGCAGTCGATTGTTGGAAAATGGCCCTCGCTAAAGAGGAGAGAGACGCTGTCCTCGACGACAACTCGGGACAGGCCGTAACGCACGCTCGGTCGACGGCTGCGTAGGGGGATATAGTCACCACCGAGGCTGCGCTCCTCGTGAAATTGATACGGCAGCACGTCGTAAAGTGTTCCATCAAGAACCCTGCGTAGGATGTCGAGCATCCGCGTCCGTGGCGAATAATCGGGGTCCCGAGGGATCAAATTGCAAATCGTGTCAAACATCGAGGCTTGTTGTCCAACGTTGGGCGGCTGGGCGCACTCTTGCTGAATTAGCGAGCCATGTGGGGAACCGTAAGCGTTCGCGATGGGGGGACGATGTCCAGCAGCATGGTGAAGGCGCGCGACAACGCGTCGACTTGGTCGTCTTTGCGGCCAAATGGGAAGTCGCGCAGCTCTTCAATGAATGCGTGGTTCCAGTTGGCCCGGAAAAGCGAAACGTTACCGCCTTCGATCTGAGAGGCGACCGGCGCCGCCCGTGTCGCTTTAGCGCCGGTTTCTCGCGACGGAACCACGTGATAGCCGGCGAGTTGGCTGGTAAGATAGGTGGTCTGGCTCTTGCCCGCTTGGCCAGGATCCACGGGAAGGCCGATGGTCACGCCGCGACCGTCGGCCCGAGCGGCCGTGACGATACTGTCTTCCACCTCACGCGGACTTCCACGCAGCCGCATAACATCCAGCACCGTGTATCGTCCCGAGTCGTGCCGAGTTAGTTTCACCCCTACAGTCCAATCGGGATCGTTACGGCCTGTCGTTGCGGTCGCCGCGAGATCCCATGCCCGCACGACCGGTGCAGGGGGACCGGGCGGTAGCCAGTCGATGAATTCCAGGCATCCGACTTTGAATAGTGTCCCCGCCTCCGGTCGTGGCGATTGCTGATATTGTGCCAACCATGCGCGTTGGCCGACAGAAGTGCGGCGACGCAACAGCCCTGGGATGTCCTCCCACTCCGGCCAAATGGGTTCGCCAAGCGGGCGGTTAAGCTGATCCCCCTCCTCCGCTAACGCTGGCAACGTCAAGCAACGCCACTCTTCCGCGTCGTGTTCGAGTAGACGGCCACAGAGGTCATCCTGATGCCAACGCGTCATGATCAGGATGATCCGTGCCTTTGGCTTCAGCCGCGGAATGAGATCAGATCGATACCAGTCCCAAAGTCGATCCCGATGGATAAGGCTGTCCGCCTCGGCTTGTGATTTGACGGGATCGTCGATTATCGCCAGGTCGGCCCGGCGTCCAATCAGTGCACCGCGAATGCCGATCGCGTAATATTCTCCACCCAGCGATGTAGACCAGTGCGAGTTGGCGCGATCGCGGACCGAAATGTTATAACCCAACGAGGGGGCCTCCTCGTCTATGATTGACCGGGCCCGGCGTCCGAAATATGTTGCGAGGCCCGCTGTGTGCGAAGCCGCTATGATTGAGTCTCGCGGATGCCGTGTGAACCACCAGGCGGGGAACAGGATCGACGTGTAGGTCGATTTGGCCGATCCCGGCGGCATTTGGACCATTAGCCGGTCGGTATCACCGCGACTCAGCGCCTCCAACTCGTTCATCAGCAGGCGATGGTGCTTTGCAGGTATCTGGCCGTAGCCGCAGATGGTTGTCTCAACCCATTCTAGCAGGTTGCAGTTTGTTAGGTACCTGGGGGCTACCACCTCGCCACCGTCAAACGGATATTTGGGTCTTTGGCGTTGCGCCAAATACGATTTTCTTCGCGTCGGACCGCGTCAGTTCCATCACTCATGATTGCGCAGAAATAGCGGTGAGGCGAGATGGGAAGGATGAGTCGGCCGGCAGCCGAATGCCGGTGGACTGACCCCGGGCCCGTTATTTTCGTGCGATCGGGAGTGCTAACCGGCGGCGCTGGCAACGCGTAGCGATAGCGGACTGGAGAGGGGCGGACTGGCGCTGCGGCTCGTCCTCGCCATCATACGCAAACTTATACAGGAGATTGGGGTGTTTGGTCAAGTCTTTTTTCCTAGCGGCTGCGGTTTGCGCTTGGGTGGGGTCGCTAGCGTCGCGTGCCTGCTGTTATTGACGACCTGTACCGGAGACCCGGGGGAGCAACTGCAATCCGGTCAGGTATTGGCTTGGGGTGGATCGGACGGGCGCTGGGTCGGGCCGGTCACGCCGGTTGACATGAATTGCGGACAGCAGACCACCGGGCTGATGTCGATTGGCAGTAGTACGTTTGGCTTCGACCCGTTCCAGAGCGCAGAGGTGCTGCAGGGCAATATCGGCCCCTCAGGGAATCTCAGGGGAGAGGTGGTTCGCTCTGTTCCCGGAAACAGGTCTATCGGGATGAGTTTTCTGGGCCGGGTGCAGCACTCGGAGGGTGTCGAAAGCATCGTCGGGACGCTGACGTCGGGCCGGTGCCACTGGTCTGTCACCCTGCGTCGCGGCTAGCCGCTGGCGCGCCTTGGCCATTCACGGACTTTCACGGTTTTTTCCCGGAAACTGACGGCGTAATGACCGTTGACGAACTTTAACAAGCGACGCTTTGGTTGCACACTCGGGGATGTCGCCAACAGGGTTAGAGAAGCTCCGCGAAGGCGCAAGAATGCAGGATTCTGGAGGTAATGATGACCTATATGCAGCGTTTGATCGAGATCGGGTCCGCCGACAGCGTTCGCGACATAGAGCCGCTCCAGCGGCACCCGCTACTGCTGATAGTCGAGGATGGAGATGCGATCGCCGCCGCGCTGCAGCCAATATGCGACTTTCTGGATATCGCCCTTGAGAGTCTTCCCAGTCAGCATGACCTGGCCGCTGCGCTGCGAGACTACCGTCCGATGGGCGTCGTCGCCCACCTCGATTGTCAGGGCCAAGACGGGTGCCACGTCATGATGACTGTCGCGCAGCACGACCGCGGCCTGCCGATTATGCTGCTCACCGGCGACGATCCGGCGCTGGCCGGCGCTGCAGATGCCGTTGAGGAACTGTGGAAACTTGAGGCGGTGGTAAAGTCCCCTCGGTTGCCAAGCATAGGTGCCATCGTTGATTTTATTTTTCGCGCGGGCCGCAAGGGACGGTGTACCCGGCTAGTGCCGGTGTAGCTCTCACGTCGCGTCAGTCGGCGCGGGCGGTGGCCGGACAGGTTGTTTGTCGCCGCTTGCGGGCGGCGACCGCATACCCTCCAAAGGCCCGATTCGGATCCTCGTTCGGGACGACGATGGTCGAGCGGTAGTCTGCCCAGTCGGTATCGTGCAATTCGCGCATGTCGCCCAGGAACTCCATGGACGACAAGATGTCGTCAGAATATGCGATTTGTTGCACCGGCTGGAGATGCAGGAATGGAAAGTCGGCGCGCAGTCTTACTGGTACATTGGTGCGCGTGAAACGCAAGTTGGTGAACAACGGACCAAACCATCGATCTGTCGCGACAATGCCTTCGTACAGGCTAAAGCCGCCCGATGCTGGAAGATTGGCGGGAGCCCGAAGGAGCAGATGCCAGCCTGGAGCGGTTCGGGCCATGAGCCCAGTCCAAATCTGCAGTGAGCCGGCCTCCGGCAATGCTGTCAGAAACGGCGGTGCACAATCATGTAATGCTGGTGGGACAGCGGCGTTAAACAGCGACGTGAAACCCGGGAAGTGAGCTGATGGCATCAATGGAAGCCAATCAGAAGCCCCGTCGTGCTGCCAAAAGATGTCCGCTCCATCCCACAGCAGCACCAGATCAGTCGGTGGGAAGGCCCACCATCCAAAGGCGGTGGCGCTAGCAACAGCCTCGCAATAACGATACGCGCGGGTAGGCAACGTTCCAGCGGCCGAGCGATCGGCCCGTTGGGGCGGTCGGGCCTGGCCGATCAAACGATAGAACCGTACGATGGCTTCGACAGATTGGGGCAT